ATTAAAGAATAATGGAAGTACCTGACTACGTTGCGGACGCAGCTCGACGCGGACTTGAATGGCACGCAGAGGGTAAGTCTGGTGACGGCACTACGGATCAAACTATCCGCGAGGCTCGAGCAATGGCAGGCGGTAATGTGTCTGAGGATAAACTCCGTAGAATGAACCCGTGGTTTCAACGCCACCGTCCCGATATGGACGCACCTAAAAACAAACCAGACAACGAAGACTTTCCCGGTGCTGGTGCAGTGGCTTGGGCATTATGGGGTGGCCCGACATCAGGTGACATTATGCGAACTGCGAAGTGGGCAGAGGCAGAAGTGAATCGCTTAGACCGAGAAAAGGAAGCAACTTCCAATCACAAATTTGACCAATCACGCAAATATATGAACGGAACAATCGAAGAACAACTCATCAAAGCCGTTGCTGATTTAACCTCTGCAACTGCTGAACGTGACGAACTACGCGCTAACTTAGAAAACGCCGTAGCCAAAGAAGCCTCAGACTTCAAAGCCACCCTCGAACAAAATGCTAGCCTCGTTATCGAGCGTGACGCACTTGCTAAAGAGAAGGCTGAACTCGTTGCACAGATCGCTGAACTTCAAACTAAGAATGTTACCGCTTCTGTTGAAGCTGCAAAGATTGCATCCTCGGTCGGTGTTAACCCTGTCGAACTTTCTCCTTCCGATAAATCCGGCGACGAGCCTGTAAAAGCCGTTAACCACCTTGAGCATTTCCTCAGTCTCCCTATGGGCGCTGAACGCTCCGCTTACTTTGCTAAGCACAAAAACGAAATCGTTCGTTCAATCTAATTTTTTCTCACTCAAAACTAACTAAATAAAAAAATGGCAAATTCCATCGCAACAGCACCATCGATTCTCGCTGAATCCGTGATCGCTTCAATCAAAGGCAAACTCCCTGCCCTCAAATCTTTCTCCAGTGTTTTCAGCACTCTCGAAGGAACTGCTGGCAAGTCTGTCTTCGTTCCTTTAATCGGAACTTCAACCGCTACCGAATTCGGTGCAACCGGATACCTCAGTCAAGACGACGCTACGCTCGCTGGAGTAACTGTAACCCTGAAGCACTTCAAAGTGTCCAGCCGTTTCACCCCTCTCGACGTTAAGTCTTACGGCGCTCAATACCTCGTTAACGCTTTCACTCCTACCGCAGCTAACGCTATCGCAGAAGCCTGTATGAAAGAAATCAGCGACCTCGTTGTTGCTGCTAACTACTCCAGCACTCAAGCTACTGGTGCTGGTCTCTCTTACGCTGAAGTCGTAACCGCTAAAGGTACTCTCGACGCAGCTAAGGCCGGAGACGTTCGCGCTCTGATCGTTAACCCAACCTACGCTAACAACCTCTTAACTGATTCACAAATCGCCGCTGCTTACGCTCTTGGTGCAAACGTAATCCAAACTGGTCAAATCGGTCAAGTTGGTGGTATGTCCGTTTATCAGTGGTCTTCTCTCCCAACGAATAGCGAAAACCTTGGTGGCTTTGCTTGTGGTTCTGACGCTATCGCAGTCGCTTCTGGATTACCAATGAGCGAAATCCCTGGCTTCGAAACCGCTACTGCCGTTGACGCAGACACTGGTCTCGGAATTCAAATCATCATGGGTCAAGAGCAGTCTGGTTATTACAATGTAACCGCTACCCTCTTGTTCGGTGCAGCTAAAGGTCGCGCTACCTCACTCACTCGCTTACTCACTGCCTAATCCGCAGTCGTAACGACGAGAAAGACCCTCACTGGAAACGGTGGGGGTTTTTTGTTGGCTGACACTTTACCCGTCCACGCCATCAAAACGCCTCTCAAGGCATCTGAGACCCCTTTACGACCCCATCCCTAGATTGACATAGGACGCAATTTATATGAACGCAGACCTTAACGCGATGATGTTAGCCGATGCCCTCGACATTGTAGACGAGATTGGCTTGCCTGTAGTAATCAACGGCACGACCTATACTTGCTCGGTCTCGGACGCAGTCCTCACTCAGTCGCTCGAAAGCGGTGGCCTGATGGATCAGATTAGCACCCTAATAAAAATCCCTGCCACGACTAGCAATCTCACTAAACGCAATACAGACTTCGCAATCGGTAAGACTGCAACTTGGGAAAGTAATGTCTATCGCATCACCGGAACTTCTTATAAGACTGGATCTGCTTGGATTCAACTCACCGTCCGAGACGCTAACCAGCGATAATGGGTTTTGAAAATTCAGACTTAAAGGTTCAAATAAATCGCAACCTTTTAGAAGGATTGCAAAGGTCGTTTGCAGATTACAAAAAAGAAACGCGTCAGATTGTAGAGGATGTTTTAAAAGAAGAGTCTGCCCTTACTGCGCGCGAGGCGATGGTCTACACTCCGCCTATGGATGGTGCTGGTGGTGGCAAAGGCGATACAAAGACTGCGGAAAAGTGGGGAAACATGGCAGTAGAAAAAGACATTCTCTCCGTCGTGTCTTACGAAAATAAAGCCCTCTCAGCTGCGGTAGGCCCTAGCGGTAACAGTCGCAAATTCGCAGATTGGAAATCGGGACTAAGACCAAAGAAGCCTGGTATCATTCAAAAGATATACGACGATGAAAACTTTGGCAGAGCTTATAACAAAGCAAAGCAGTTATTATCGCATAATACGAAATTAGATATTCTCAGAAATACTGCACAAATTAAAAAGATTCACGATACTCAACGTGCAATGTATAAAGGTCGTATTCGTAAGAATGGCGGAGGCAAAGGAATACCGGCACTTGCAAATCCTGCACAACTAAAAGACTACATTAAGAAACGTCAGGAACGAGTCGGCTGGATGAAGTCTGGCTGGTACGACGCAATCAAAAAGATTGGCCCTGCCACGATTAACGGAATGCCAAAGAACTTTGGCTTAAAAGATTTGCCACAATTTATAACACGCCACGTCAATGGCTTTGGACAAGTTAATATACAAATGACATCTGGCACAGGTGGTCGCTCGGCTATTGTGATTAAGAACAACATCGGGAACATATTCGGAGTTGCCTATCAAGCGAACACTTATTTAAAAGTTGTCTCAGCTCGCAGTGGCAAAATGAAACGTCGTATGCAACACTTTCAGCGCGCAGCTATTGAAAAATTTAAAAACAAAAAATCATAATTATGGGAACTAAATCACCACTCAACATCACCGAAGACGCTTGTGCTTACGCTTTATCGCAGGCCACCGAGTTAGCCGGCATGACAATCTACAAAGGGCAGTCTTCATCGACGCTTGAACTGCCATCGATTATCGTATCGTGCGAGAGCCTTAATTTCCCAAACGACATTCCACGCGGATCGGGAAACTATGTAGCCCAGGTTAAGATTGGGGTCTTCACTTCTATCGACGGTGCATCAGCCTTAGCAAACCATCGCAACGTCTGTCAGATTGTAATGTCTGTAATGGATAACGTAACTAGCGTTAAGGCAGGTTTTACTAATGGTGGGGACGCTACGGCCTATGATTCCTTGATGACCTCAATCGACACAGGGCAAGGTGATCGTGCCTTCATGACCTCGATAAATTATAACGTAACCCTAGTATTGTCAGCCGTTTGACTTTTACTGCATAATTAAACTACCATGCCATCAACCGTCGTCACTAAAGGAACTGCATTTATCTATGGTGTCGCAGGAACTGTAACATCTTTGACTGTCCAGTCCTACACTGTTTCGACTTCCTTCGCCAAAACTGATGAGGCTACGGACGCAGCTGGTCAAGTGGTCGGTGTTCGTATGATGGATAAACGCCAGAATCTTTCAATCGAAGGCTTAGTACCTTCAGCTTACACTGGTGCGGTTGGCGATAACTTATCCTTCACTGGTAACACTATCGTCTTTGCTGGTCACATTACGCAAATCGAAGAACGCGGAACTAACAATGGTTTCATGCGCGTATCGATTACTGCCGTAGACTACGAAGCATTCTAATCAAATAACACTCTTCACTTCTGGTGAATAAGGCGTAGGATTGGCTCATGGCTGACCTACGCTTTTTAGCATCTTGCATTGTTCCAAAGCGGACACGCATCCTCGGGAAGTC